GTAATGTTCAACAACTTCTAAAAGCTGCTGCTAACTTTAATAGTACAATTAGTTTTGGTGATCCAGATTCAAGTACAATTGGTCAAATTATATATGCTCACAATGGTGATGAGATGCGGTTTGATGTAAACGGATCTCAACGTGGGGTTATTGATTCTTCTGGACGACTTTTGATGTTAAAGACAGCGGCAGGACTAGCTAATAATGGCTTTGAAACACATGCTAGTGCTGCTGGATTCATTGGTACAACAAGCACAAGCGCAGCACTTTATGTTAATAGAGAGGACTCTGATGGAACGCTTGTGGCTTTCAGACAAGATAACAGTAATGAAGGTAGCATTATCGTATCTGGCAGCACTGTAACTTACAATGGTGGTCACTTAGGGCGTTGGTCACAAGCTGAAGATGGAAACCGCATTGATGGCTTGCTCAAAGGCACTGTGATGACTAACCTTGACAAGATGGCTGTGTGGACTAAAGAAGATGGTACAACTAAAGATAACGAACAATTAAACTGCATGGCTGTATCTTCTGTAGAAGGTGACGTAAATGTAGCTGGTGTATTTATTAACTGGAACGAAGAAGAACTTTACGACGACCCCTACGGTAAGAGTCGTGTTAATGATATGAATATTGCAATGACGGGAGATATGGTTATTCGTATTGCCAGTGGCATGATAGTGGCACGAGGTGACTTGCTGATGAGTGCAGGGGATGGCACAGCCAAGCCGCAGGGCGATGACATTGTTCGCAGCAAAACGATTGCGAAAGTTATATCAATTACTAAATCACATACTTATGATGATGGCTCATACCTTGTGCCATGTGTATTAATGGCTTGCTAAATTAAGGAGAAAAAAATGGCAGCAACGTGGAAAATTAATAATCTTGACTTTTACAAAAGTCATGGTGGTAAAACAGACGTAGTTTTTAATGTGCATTGGATTTGCATAGATAAAGACTCAAGTGGAAACACAGGAGAATGTTATGGGACTATTGTTATTCCAACAGATGATCTGTCGTCCTTTACTGCTTACTCAGATATAAAAGAAACACAAGCAATAGATTGGGCAAAAGCTGCTCTAGGTTCTGATGGAGTAACTTCAATAGAGGCTAATGTAGCTAATCAGATTGCAGAGAAAGCAACTCCAAAACAAGATTCTGGTATTCCTTGGTAAAGTGTGATATAATATTATAATAAATATTTATGGAGAATAAAGTGAACGATAACGCTATAAAAGCTGAAGAACCAAATGTTATACATATAAATGGCACTGATTATAAAGAAAATGATTTGTCTGAACAACAACATTATTTTATTAATCAGATAAAAGACTTACAGCTAAAAGCAAATAATTTAAAGTTTCAACTAGATCAAGTGCAAGTAGCTCTTGATACTTTTACAAATGAACTTCTTAAATCTTTAGAAGGAAAATAAAATGTCTAGTACTTTTACCACTAACCTTAGACTTAATAAACAAGGTGATGGAGACAACCCTAATAGTTGGGGACAAGTTCTTAATGATGGTGTTATTAGTCTTGTTGATGATGCAGTTGCTGGTTATACAACCATAACAGTAGGAACTACTGCTAATGTTACATTAACTGAAAATCAAGGTAGTGGTGATCAGGCTCGTTCTGCTTTTCTTGAAGTTCAAGGTAGTGTAGGTGGAACTCATAGTGCTATTAATATTCTTATACCTAATAATTCTAAAAGTTATGTAGTACGTAATGTTGTATCTTATGCTTCTGCTGGTGCAGATATTATATTAAAAGTTGCTGGACAAACTGGTGTTACTATAAGACCATCAGAAAATCAGTTTGTAATAACTAATGGAACAGATATTTTTAATGTTGCTCCAACAGAATTTAGTTCTTTAACTGTAACTGGTGCAGCTACATTTGGATCTACTGTAACTATTGCAGGAAACGTACATGTAAGTGCTAAAGTATGCGCCTCTGCGTTTCATGGTGATGGGTCTAATTTAACAGGTATCATAACTGTTCCAACTGGATGTATTGTGCCTTTTGCTGGCACATCTGCTGGAACTCCCTCTGGATTTTTATTGTGTCATGGTCAGGCAGTAAGTCGTTCTACATATTCTGGATTATTTTCAGTTATTACAAGCATATATGGTGATGGTGATGGTTCAAGTACATTTAATCTTCCTGACTTACGTGGTCGTGTTATTGCTGGTCAAGATGATATGGGTGGTACGAGTGCTAATAGATTAACTGGACAAACAGGTGGTGTTGATGGTGATACTCTTGGTGGATCTGGTGGTGCTGAAACACATACACTAACTGAAGCTCAACTTGCTGCACATACTCATGGAGCAGGATCTTATGTAATTAATACTGGTGGTGATAACGCACAAAATTCTACTAATGGTGCTGTATTTAGACAAGATCTTACACAAACTACGCCTGTAAGTGGTTCTTCTGGATCTACTGGTAGTGGTTCCGCACATAATATAGTACAGCCTACTTTTATATTAAACTACGTAATTAAGACATAGTATGGCACAGTTACAAACATTTAAACTAGCTCCGGGTTTTCATAGAGAGTCTACCCAATATGCAGAAGAGGGTAAATGGTTTGATGGAAATCGTGTTAGGTTTCGTGAAGGTAAACCTGAGAACATGCGAGGATATGAAACAAGAGCACAAGGAGATAAGTTTGATGGATCAGCTAGAGCATTACTAGCATGGAAACCTGCTGATAATATTTCTACTGCAATATTTGGCACACCTGAAAAACTTTATATTCATGAGGGTGATGAGTTATATGATGTAACACCTATAACAACAATAACTACTTTAACAAATTGTTTTGGTACAGCTTCTGGTGAAGTTAGAGTTTGTTGTTCAGATGCAGCACATGGTAGAGCAGTTGGTGATTATGTTTTATTTACATCTTCAGCAGCATTTAATGCTGTAAGTTTACAAGGTAATACTTATCAAATTGTATCTGTTGAAAGTGCAAATGTTTTTACAATTAATACAACAACTGCTGCTAATGCAACTGGTAGTGATGTAGGAAGTGCAACATTTAATTATTATATACCAACAGGTAACTCTGTTGCAGCCGTAGGTTTAGGTTACAGTGCTGCTAGGTATCAAGCCACAGTATGTGCTTCACAAACAAGAGCATGGAATCAACCTGCATCAGCTAGTGCTAGTGGTTTAGTTTTAGAAATATCACAATGGAGTTTTGATAACTGGGGTGATGATGTTGTAGCTAATAGAAGAGGTGGTGGATTATTTTACTATGATTCTGATGCAAGCACAGAACCACTAAGAGCAACATCTGTTACAACATCACCTGTAAGCACGAACTCTATTATTGTGTCTCCTAATGATAGACATCTTATTTGTCTTGGTACAAATAGATTTGAAGCTACTGCTACAGTTAGTGGTACATTTGACCCTATGCTTGTTCGTTGGTCTGATCAAGATAATAGAAATGAATGGAATCCAACTGCCGCAACAGATGCTGGTGAAGTTGTATTAACAGATGGAACTAGAATAGTTGGTGCTGTTCGTGCAAGAAATGCTATTAATATTTGGACAGATAATGCTCTTTGGCTTATGCAATTTGTTGGTGGTAACTTTGTATTTAAGTTTCAACAAGTAGGAACTAACTGTGGACTCATAGGACAACATGCAGCTATAGATTATAACGGAACTACATATTGGATGGGTTATGATAATTTTTATGTTTATGCTGGTGCAGTGCAAGTTTTAGATTGTACGGTTCGTAGATTTATATTTGATGATCTTAATACATCTTATTATGATAAAGTTTATTGTGGTATTAATTCTGAGTTTAGAGAAATAATATGGCTCTACGTTTCTAATGGTAATACAGAGTGTAATAAATATGTTATCTATAATCCAGAAGAAAAATATTGGGTATACGGTGAAATGATATTTACCACATTTACTGATCGCAGTGTATTTGGAAATACTATAACAACTGGTGTAACTGCAACTGGAAATAATATTTATAACAATGAACCACCAGGTATATTTACAGGTAGTGACGAAACATTAACATCTTTTGTGGAGTCTGGTGATTTTGATATTAATGATGGTAATCAAGTTATGTTTATGAATAAGATTGTACCTGACTATGATTTATCAGGAGGACAAATTAAATTTAAAATAATAACAAAGAAATATCCTGAAAGCACAGAACAGACTACAAAAGAGTTTGATATATTTAGCAATACAGAAAAGATTGATATAAGAGCTAGAGGAAGGCAAGCTAAAATTAGGGTATCTTGTGCATCAAATAATGCTAGTTGGAGATGGGGATCAGTTCGTTTAGCATTACAAGGTGATGGTGAAAGATAATGGCAACATATCCTGTTTTACCTTTTGCACTAACAAATGAAGACTTGGTAGATATGTACAATCAAGTAAGAACATGGGGAGATGTTTTAATTCAAGAGTTAGATGCAAGAGATTTAGATATAGATAATGCGGCGGCAGCAACTGTATTTACTGTAACGACAGTAACTCAGATAGGTCGCCCACAAAAAGGTGACATAGCATATTCGGTAAGTTCAGGTAAGTTTAAAGGATATGTTAGTCTTGGTACAGAAACTTCATGGCAGAATTTAAACTAATGTCTAAATTAATAGATCATATAAACCTTATTAATAATAGTACTCTATTAGGTAATTTAAATACAGGACAAGCTATTGATCCTAATAGATATAGACTTGATCAAAAACAAGAATTTGTGAAAATGAAAAAATTAAGTTATAATAGTATGATGGACAATAATTTTAAAGGTGGGTTAGATGGCAATACCTAAAGATATTTTAAATACTGCTGGTGTTGTTGCAATGGACAACCTGTTAAAAAGAGCAGGAGTTACAACAGAAGAATTTGAAAAAACATCACAAGCTATTAAACCCATAACACAAGAAGATGTTGTCCGTGGCATGGAACAAGCTATGCCAATGATACAACAAGATCAAAGCCAAAGATCAATGAATGTTATGCCCTCTGACCCTAGACGAGTTGCTGGTGTAGAAAATGTTAAAAGAGCTTTAGATTCTGGATCTTCTCTAGACACACTTGCTATGATGCGTATGCAACAGCAACCCACTATGCAAGCAAAGGCTGGTACAGAGGGGATGGCTGTTAGTTTTGGTAGTGGGCCTGTTCCCGGTGAAGGACATGGTATGCAAGATAATATACAAATGCCTATAGTAGAAAAAGGTAAACAGGTAGCAAGACTTGCTGTAAGTCCAGATGAGTACATTGTAGATGCACATACAATGTCTGCTCTTGGCAATGGTAGTGCAGATGCAGGTGCAGATGTAATGGATAAAGTAGTAAAAGAAATACGACAGAAAGCCTTTGGCACAACTAAACAGCCAAAACAAATAAATGGATTAGCTTCATTAAGATCAGCAATAGGATAGTAATATGTTAGATGCAATATTTGGTAGAACTAAAACAAGCCCTACAACAACTGTAAGAACAGTCTCAAAGTTACCTGAAGAGATTGCACCTTATGTTAAAGAGGTTTTAAAAGAAGCTCAAGCACAATATGCTAAAGATAAAGAAGAACCGTATCTGCCATATGAAGGAGAGACTATTGCTCCTCGTGATCAATTAGAATTACAAGCTATTGAAAGACAAAAAGGTTTAGTTGGTATACAAGATCCTAGAAGAGAAGAAGCTGAAACATTAATAAGAGGACTACCTACTGAGTTTACAGCAGAGACTGCTAAAAAATTTATGAGTCCTTATCAACAAGCTGTTGTAGACGTACAAAAAAGAAAAGCTCAAGAAGATTTTGAGCAAAGAATATTACCAGCATTTGAAACAGAAGCTATAAGTGCTGGAGGATTATCTGGTCTTGGTAGTCGTGCTGGTGTTCAAGCTGCATTACTAGGTCAAGGACAAGCTGAACGTCTTGGAGACATACAAGCTATAGGATCACAAAAAGCTTATGAAGATGCATTTAGACAGTTTACTATAGCAGATCAACTTGGTAGACAAAGGGCTGCTGACATACAAAAGTTTGGTTTAGATGAATTTAATGTTGGTCTTACTGAAGCTGGATTATTACAAGACTTGGGACAAGCTGAAAGAGCAGAAAGTCAAAGATTATTAGACAAAGAATTTTCTGACTATTTAGAAGAAAAAGAATTTCCTAAACAAGCTCTTGCTCAATACTCTAGTTTTGTTTATGGTAATCCATTTTTACGAACGCCTGATACAACAAAAACTACAATGGGTCCAGCAGGATCTAGAACTGGTCAGTTACTTAGTGCTGGTCTTACCGGACTACAACTATATGGAATGGGTGGTGGTGGCACTAAAGGTGGATTTAGTCTTGGGAATTTAGGAAGATCTTTCGGTAAAATGTTTGGCCTTGGTGCAACAGGTGGTAATGTAGGTGGATTAGTTGGACTACCTGTAGTTAGAAAATCTCTAGGTGGTGGTAATTTATCTCAACTTATAAATAGACAACGACAACTTATAGATGAACAAGGGTTAGAAGATGAGATGGCAGGAGGAGGTTCTGCACCAATACAAAATGTATTGTTTAATCAAAAACAAAAAAGCACTTTTGATCTTGGTTTAGGATCTTTAATTGAAACTGCAAAAGCACAAAGAGAAGCCATAGCTAGAGGAAAAGAGGCTAGACAAGCGGCTATTAAAAAGCAAAAAGATGCACTTGCAAGAGCCACTAGAATAGAAGCATTTGATGCTGCAAGAAAAGCAGCTTTAGAGACAGGAGGAATTCTACCAACTCTTGATGCATTTTTAGGTAAATCAATAAAAGGAAAATCAGCAGCCGATGTTGCTATTTCTGAGAAAGAAGCAGCAGCAGCTAAACAAGATATTGCTGATATGTCCACAAGCATAGCAAGTCAATCAGCTTTATTAAAAGCTAGAGCAGAGGTAGCTAAAGCTCGTAGAAAAGGATTACTAGATGCTAAAGATGCAGCATCAATAATAAAAGATTTAGAACCAATTTTAACGAAGGGTGATGTAGGGGCATTAGAAGCATTTGCTAAAAAATATCCTCAAATGTATTCAATATTAAGACCTCTTATTCAAGGTAGACAAGCTGTTGCTGGCATGAGGCTTGGTGGTGGTGGTCCACAACCAATAAAAAAGTTAGTGCCTAAAGTAACAGTTACACAATCATCACCTAAAGCTCAGTCTAAATAATAAGGTATATTATAATGTCTGAACCTAAAATAACTTATGATGGGTTATTAGAAAATAAAGATTTTATTGATTCTACATATCATGTCTTACAAGGATTAGGAGAAAATGTTGCTTATGATCCTAAAGATATTCTAGATACTTTCTTAACTAAGAAAAGATATTTTGATACTAATATACTTTCTACGTATAATACTGGTCAAGATATGAAAGATCTAGATGAAGATCGTAAACAATTATTAAGATATTCTTTAGAACAAGTAGAACAAATGCCAACCTTCTTTCAGGAAGGTGGAGCACCAGCAGGTGCAGCTTTAACAGATTATCTATTAGCTGGTGCAACTGACCCCACTAACTTTGTAGCAGCCATTGCTTCAGCCTTTACATTAGGTTCTGGAGGTGCTGCTGTTATGGGAGCAAAAGAGTTAGCAAAACAAGGAGTTAGGTCAGCACTTAAATCTAGAGTAAAAGCTCTTACAACTAAACCTGTTCAATACAGTTTAGCTGTTGAAGGAGGTATTGCAGGAACAGGCGGTGCTGCTCAAAGTATTATTGCTCAAGATGTTGAAAAAGATATAGGCTTAGAAAGAGATTCTATTTTAGATATAGGTGGTATAGATTTTGGTCGTGCTGCATTACAAGGTTTAGCAGAAGGACTTATATCTCCTGCTGTTGGTGTAACAGGGAGTTTAGCAATAGGTGGTGCTAAAGATTCAGTTGGTAAACTTATTGATAATAGTGAAGCTGCTAAGACTGCATCAAATTTTTTAGCTAGAAACTTTTTACCCACTGCCAATCTTAAAGACTCAACCAGACGTTTAGCTGAGAGAAGAACTGGTGAGATTAAACCATTCTCAGATAGAGCCTCTGAGATACAGGAACAATTTGCTAAAGCATCTGAAAAAGAAAATGTTGATGTTGATATTCAAAATAGAGCTTTAGAAAATGATGCTGAAGCATTAGATATATTAAGAACAAATGCGCCTGAGACTTATCAACAGGTTACAAACTTTAGAAGTCTGATAGATGAGACAACTAAGTATGCCTCTGAATCTAAATTACCAAATAAAGTTAAAGAAAAAATATTTGGAGATAATTCTAACTATGCTCGTAACGTAGCTGATTCATACTTTTCACTAACAAGAGAACCTTTTAAAAAGTTTTTAGAAAAGAATCCTAATATAATTGAAGATTATAAAGCAACAGTTATCTTAAATAAAGATAAAGATACATACAAAAGTATTGCTGATAAAATATTAGATAAAGATGGTAATATAGCTATGTCTGAAGAGGCAACTAATAAAATATTACTAGATAAAATAAAAGAATTATATACACCTTCTAGAGCAAAAAGAACATTAAAAGGTCCATTTGAAAAAAAAGCACCAGAGGGTGATATACCTGATTCGGTAAAGACAATAATTGGTTATAATAATACTCCAGCTTTTCGTATATTAGATAGTATAAATGGTATAACAGAAACAGCCTCTAAAACAAATCTAGCTTCAGATATAGGTGCTGATGCACTTAATAAAAATTTAGGTATACGTGCTAAAAGTGCAGGAGAAGCTTCTCAAAAATTTGATGGTAAAGAAGTTGTACGTCTTATAGATAGTTCTAAACCCGGTGAAAAAGCAACATCTGTTTTTCAATTACCTAGAGGTTTTATTGAAAAAGATTTAAAAGATATTTATATAGAAAAAGATCATGCTAATAAATTAAAAGAATTATTTGATGATAATCCACTTTTTAAAGATCAGTTTAATAAAAATACTGCTTTTGGAGCAGCCTATAGAACTTTTCTAGGAACACAAGCTTTTTCTAAAGCAGGTAAAACTGTTTATAGTCCTTTAGCTCAAGCAAGAAACTTTCTTGGAGCAATGGGATATGCTGCCTCTAGTGGTAATATTAAAGGCATATATGATGGTATTAAAGCTGGTGGTATTAAATCTTATGCTAATTTAACTAATAAAGAAAAATCAGAAAAATTTGTAAAAGAGTGGACTGAGTTTCAACAACAAGGTTTACAAGGTTCTAATATTGATTTAAATCAAGCAGTAAACAGAATACAAGATATTGCAGATACTACAGGTGATAGAAGTATAGCTTCTAAATTATTGTTCTTGGGTAAACCCGGAAAAAAAGCAAGAGAAGTTTATCAAGCTAACGATGATATATTTAAGTTTGGAGTTTATAAAAATGAAAAAATAAAAGAAGGTAAAATATTTGATGCATTTACACCTGAGAAACAAAATGAATTACTAACAAACTTTAAACGTGACTATAATATAGATGGGCCAGTAACAAAAGAAGATTATATTAAAGAAAGAGCAGCAATAAGAACAGCAAACTTAACTCCTATATATGATCGTATTCCTCTAATATTAGAAAAACTAAGAGCATTGCCTGTTATTGGTACGTTTACTGCGTATCCAGCAGAGCGTTTAAGAAACACTTATCAGTTATTTAAAACTGCTGCTGATGATTTAAACTTAGGATTTGAAACAAATAACAAAGAGTTACAAAAATCTGCGGCAGCAAGATTACTACAATTTAATGCAGCCCAAGGAGCAGTATATAGTGCTGCTTTAGGTTTTAATGAACTATTTGGAACATCTGAAGTATTAGAAAATTTAAGACAATACATACTACCAGAGTATCAAAGAGATAATGCTATTGTTGTAACTAGAGTAGATAAAGATGGTAATCCTTATATAAGAGATTTAAGTTATCTTAATGCAGATTCTCATCTAGCTAGTCTCGTAGCTCCTTTTATATTAAAAGCATCTAGAGGAGAAGATGTATCTAAAGATTTAGATAAAGCAATGCTTGATGCTGGAATAAAACTTCTTGATCCTTTTGTTAGTCAATCACTTGCATTAGATGGAGCGCAAGGTTTATTAGGTTATATAAAAACTGGTGATGTAGATCTTTTACGTACTACTGTAAAAGCTATTGAACCCGGATTTATAAAACTTGCAAGAGATATGGTTATAGATTCTGGTGCATTAGATAATAAAGATAGTTCTCTTTATGATATAGATAAATTTTTAAATCCTAGATATTATGGAGAAACTCCTCAAAGAGCAGAAGGTATTGTTGATCTTTTAGATATGAATGGTATTGCATTACCCGGACTTAAAGAAGAAAAAATAGATTTAACTAAAGCTACTGGTTTTGCATTAAGACAATTAAGTAATAATGCTAATAGTAATTGGTCTGATTTTAACAAGGGTTTAAAAAATAAATTAAATGATCCAACCGCAGTTTATGATTTAGCTCCTATCTTAAAAGACTATGATGAAGCTCAAAAAGATCAGTATGCTTTTCAACAAGGTCTTTCTAAACTATACGGTGATCTTAGATATTTTTTACCTAAAGGTAAAGCTTTAAGATTATTTAATAATAATATTGATTTAGGTAGAGCAATACCTTCTAAAAAAGAATTAGGTTCAATATTTAGTGGTAGATATGCTATAAGACAAATAAGTCAAGATTCAAAATATTTTGGAGATTTATTAAATAATCTTAGAAATAAAACTAATAGAAATTTTTCTGGAGAAATAAATACTTTAAGAAGAAGTTTATTAGATGTAGAAAAATTTTATCGTGGTAGAGATTTAAGATTAGATCCACCTGATTTAGTAATTGGAGAAGAGTGATGCCAGAAAGTGCAATGATATGGAACCTCATACTTAGCGGCTTTGCTGGTATGGTGATATGGTGGATACGTGGTGTGAATACAAAACTAGATGAAGCACGTATATTAGTTAGTAAGACTAGAGAAGAGATAGCAAAAGAGTATGCACGTAAAGATGATGTTGAACGAGATATAGAAAAACTTATAGATCGTTTTGATAAACTTGAAACTAAACTAGATAATATGATGGAAAGGATTTGTAGATAATGTCAACAAATTGGACTTACTTTACAGAAAAAGAAATGAGATGTAAAGGTACAGATGAGTGTTTAATGGACGAACAGTTCATGGAAAAATTAGAGTGTCTTCGTGAGTGCTACGATAGACCAATGATTATCACGTCAGGTTATAGAAGTCAAGCACATAACAGTGCAATAGGTGGTTCTCCTAATTCAGCACATGTGCAAGGACGTGCAGTAGATGTAGCTGTAACAGGATCAGATGCTTATGATCTTATTAGATTAGCAATAGAACATAAATTTACAGGCATAGGTGTGTCTCAACGTGGAGCACATAATAAAAGATTTATTCATATAGATGATATGGATGACTCAGATCGTACACCTAGACCAACAATATGGAGTTATAAATAATGGAGCCTATACAGACACATATCATGGGTATGAGTATGGCTCCTATAGAAGTATATACACGACATACAATACAATCTGGTGGAGACGAACTTACTTACATAACACGTAAATACACAATGGATGGTCCTGTTGTACGAGTGTCTGAGTCCTCTACCACATTGTATGATAGGTATGGTCAAGAAGTAGAAGTTGGTAAATCAAACAGTACAAAAGAGATATTTGTATGAGTTGATAGATTGAGGGGTAATTTTGGTTGATCCAGTCACAATTATTAGTGGCATAGCGTTAGCTAACAAAGCATTTAAAGAAGTAAAACAACTTCTTCAGAATGGTAGAACAGTTGCAGATTGTGGTAAGCAGCTAACTGATTGGGCTAAAGGCTGTTCACAAGTACAAGAAGAAAACAATAAAACAAAACTCATGGGCAGTTCTAGTTCTGAAACTGCTATGAAACGTCTGTTACATACTCAGACTGTCCAAAGACAACGAGAAGAGCTTCGTGAGTTTATGCAACTCTATGGAACTCCAGGCAGTTGGCAACAATTTCTAGCTTTGGAGAGAGAAGCAAGACTTGAATTAAAAAAAGCAAAGCAAGATGCAGCAAAAAGACAAGCTCAGAGATTAGAGAAACTAAAGAACATTGGATTCGCTGCTTTAATAACTTTATTTGCTGCGATAATCGTAGCGATAGGTGCAATAATTTATCTTAATATATGAGGAGTTCTAATGGTGGGTGAAATGATGCACGATGATATTAATAAAGAAGAAAAAGATATGATGCCTGATAAGTCTGTATATCAGACTAATAGAAGACGTATGGCTTGGCTTGTGATGGGAATGTTGCTTGCTATGACTATAGCTATTATAATTATACCAGACCGTTATGGTAATAATAATGTTATGGAGATGGCTTATCTAGCCTTGTCAGGTTTAATTGCAGCTTACTTTGGTGCTGCTGCTTATCAGGCAGGTAAGTTAGGTAGAAATCCACGTTAAGGGGGTATATCTGCTCATACAGAGCAATCTATACCTCTCTGGTAGGTTAGTAACCTAAAGGGGCAAAACGGCTACTCAGTGGTCAGCTTTGCCCCTCTTTTTTTCTTACCCTTTAGTTTTTTTAACATATATATAGCTGCTTCTTTATATGTAGTAATAATAACTATATTACCATCAGAATCATACACCTTCCATTTCCTTGGCATCCTCTTCTATATCCCCCTCTTCAAATATGTTACCTGCAAAGTCACATTTCTGTAATAGATTAATAACTTTCTCTTCTCCTAATGTATTAAGACACCCAATGATAGCTGTTTCTAGTGTGTCTTTATCTAACCCCGAATTAACATCACTATTAGCACCACGTATTCTAGATAATAACTCTAGTGCCTTGAGCGCACTATTTGAGTGACCGTTGTTCTTAGCAAACTCATACTGTTTTTCTAATTCACCTATAACATCTACATCTGTTTCAAGTTGTTGCTCTAGTTCGTGGACTCTATCAACAATCTCTTGATTCTGCATAAGACGGTAGCCCTGATTGGCTGCTGAGTCAGGAGCATAACCAGCGTTCTTTGCAGCTTCTGTAGCATTACGATGTAATACGTAAGACTGTGCAAACTTTTCTTGTTTTTCGTTAAGAGCCACTAGCCTCTCCTACTGTCTCACGTTCAATATCATCATGGTCAAACTCAGCCCAATATAATTCAAGAGCTTCACCATCTGATACAGCTTCAAACTGATGATACTCTCCCGGTTTTACCGTTGTCCATTCACCCTCTGTGAGAAGTGTTTCATCCATAAGATTATAATCATTTTTCCACACTCTAATAATTAGTTTACCTTTAGTAACATAGAATCCATTCCACTTATACTTGTGTTTATGTTTACTACATTTACTACCTTTATTAAATTTTATATGGTGAAATTCAAATACACCATTTTTAAATACAGAGTGTGTCTCACCCCAAACTTTTCCTGCTTTCATTGTTTCATATTATCTCTTTGGACACCTTTCCATTTCTCTGCTGTACGCATACCACCAAGACCAAGAAGAGCAAGAACAAGACTTGTTAGTTCACCTGTTTCTAACATAGGTAGTGTTACCATTGGATACCAAGTTAAAATAATCCATGAGGATATAGGTGCAAGAATAAACTGCCAACCAAGACCTAGAGCACATATCCACATGATGGCAGGTCTAGCTCCGGCTACAAAGATAGAAGGGTGTTTAGCTTGTTCTATATTTGCTTGTGTCTGAGCAAGATCAAGACTAATCATCTGTTGTTTTAGTTCAGCCTCTAGTTTAGTCTTGAGATCTTTATCTTCTACAAACTTATCAAGAACCTTACCAGCTACACCTATAACACTGTCTGCTATTCCTAACATTATATTACTCCTTACACCTCATAGTCTATAAGTATTTCTTCATTCTTTAATATTTTTCTTGCTGTTAGTATATTATAAATTAGATAATCATCCCACTCTTGTGATACAACTAAATAAGAATTTGGAGTATCTGAGTGATTTATAAAACCACCTAGAGGTGTTCTTATATAACCTACAATCATAGGATATTTAATATGAGTAGAACCTAAATCTGTTTTAGATTTAATATCTTCTTTAGCAAAGATGCCATGACCATGTATAGGACTTTCATCAATCTTAACATTACTGGGTAATGGATCATAATAAAATCTATTATATCTTAATACAGTCATTCTTTTTCAGGCTTAGTTTTGAGTGGTATAATTGTAGGTCTTGGTATTATTTTATAAGCATTTAAATGATACTTATCATTTTCTTTGTCATCTGCATAAACATAGATAGTTAGATACGGATAATCTATAGATAATCTAGCAATAAATTGTAGCCATTCTTTAACAGGATACAATGACACATGAACATTCTCACCATTAGGAAAATGTTTCATGGCAGGTATACAACATATATTAAGAAATACTACATTTGTAGAGTATTTAAGTATCTCTTCAATAACCCAAGTAAGATCTTCATGTGGTATATGTTCTAAAACATCAGTGCATATTACAATATCATAAACACCGGTTGGTAACTTACTATGCTCCTCTTCACCGGGATCGTACAAAGTGATATCTTTTATACCCCAAAACTCATGGATTGGTTTATCTAGAAAATCAGAGTCAGGAACTGTATGAAACTTATCTGTATAAGGATGTCCTTTACCACAACCATAATCTAGTAATGTTTCACACTTATGTTTGTTAATTATTTGTTCAAGTGGTCCAGCAAATCTTACTAAACTTCTACCGTTAAACATGCCTTCATCAAGTGCATGTAACTTCTCATATTCTTTTAATAAATCTTTATATCTTTGAGATGTGTTATCTCTACTATATTCTTCTGTATATTCAAGCATAATAATCTTTAAACGCTGGACGTTTCTCCTTACTCTTTTTAATATCCCATAAAGATGATATCATTGTATTTTTACCATGAAACTCTAATACACCATCAAGGCCGGGATCTTCAAATACTTTTTCACAGTCTTGAGCCATAGCTAAAAGCTCACCTGTAGTCCAGTAAGTAACATCTCCTACATTAACCTGTATGTACTTAGGTTTAGGTGTTTCACCACCTTCTATATCACCTGTAGTTTCTGTCTTTTCTTCTGCCGTTGGTTCTTCACGACAGCAATCAAAGCCAAAGAGATGTATCTCTCTGAAACCCATAGTATGCATTAAGCCAATACCACGCATAGCTGCACAAGTGCCACCTGTAATCAATGTAGCACCTTGAGGTATACCTAACTCTTCATTAATCTGCACAGTTTGATTTACTATCTGTGTGCCTCGTTCTTGTTCTTTTCTCATGAAGTCTGTAAAGGCGTGCCATCCCCATAGTTTACCGTTACCATCTTTAATATGTTTAGTAACAGAGGGGTCTGTCATAGAAGCAACAAAGAATAAAGTTTCTTTATTTATATCTTTAAACAAATCTTTACGTACAATATTATGTGTGCTCTTACCCTCTATTGAACGAGGATCAAGAACAATACATCCCCACGGTATTATACCATTCTTTAATAGACTAGGATAAGCATGTTTAACAGTTAGTATTTTAGGTCTAATACCTTTTGCTAAATATATATGCATAAACTCTTTTAGAGCTACATAATCTAAGTAAGGGCCGGCAGATACAACAATACCCACTTCTCTATGAGGGGGGTGTTTAGATACCCAGTTGTCTTCTCCTATCATTTTTATATTGGTTTGTATATTACTTACAATATAATCTTTAGGTACACAATCTCTAGGATGAACTACGATAGGAACACGTTTAACATCTTCTGGAAGATCCTTTAAATCAGGATCATGTAAGAATACAGCTAAGTGTGTAGTGCCACCACCAAGAACTCTATCACTAGAAGGAAGCACATATTTTCTAGTGGTGGCTGCATCATCAAATGTAACCCACCCATCTACATCTGGTACTTCATCTGACTTTACTTCTTTTGTAAGGACAGATTTAAATACTTGGTTAACACCTTGATAGATGTCAGGTGGTATTTCTTCTGCTTCATCTTTTGTAAAGTAATGATCTGCAACAACAACAGGTATATCTTTTAAAGTATTATATTCATACTCTACAGTATTGAAGCTATTACCACTACCAATGAGAGCAAAATCAATATCATTATCTGCTTTAATATTGAGTACATCTTTAACATTACCCTTAGTTAACTCAAAACTAAAATCTTTTTGTCTTTCTTTTTTAACAAACTCTTGGAACTCTGTTAGTCTAGCTTCAACAGCAGCTAAAGTATTGTGAGCTTTAGAGTTAAACTCTTCTTGATCTATCTCTGATGTAGCATCTTCAAATAAATCATAACCAATATAGTGAACTTTATCTGACTTTTCAAAGGCAGCAAGAGACATCTCTATAGCTCTACCACCATTCCATGTTCCTGTCTCTAAGATAGTCTGTGGTTTGTAATGCCTAACTATATCTGCAAGTTGTTTGTATCTTCCCGGTAAGATATCTGGTGATGTTTCTTTATCAGATAGAGGAACTATTCTATTACCTTTTGCATCTCTAAGTTTTCTAGATGCAGGGTCACGTAAATCTACGAATAAATTATTTAATACACTAATACTATTTTCTGTAAATAATTTATAATTTAAACCTCGTGCTTGGTATAGAGGTAGTATTGAACCTAGTATAAAGTTATATCCCCACTCTCTATAATCTGTAAATCTATCTGTAATATAAGCTCCTTTTATATCTGCAAGGAGTTCTACAACAGCTTGACTTTGTAAATTAAAACCAGCAAAATGATTTCTATGCTCAACTAAAGCCAGAGACAATGCATTAGAGTCATCACTAAAGATGGCTTTTAAACTATTTAATCTTATGTCTCTTACCGTGCAGCAGTTAACATCTAACCAAAACAACCAAGAGTCGTTATCTTTAAATGCTTCCTCACTTATAGCAAATACTTTTGGTCCTTCTGATATAACATCAATGATAGAATTATATTGAACACTGCCATCTTCTGTGCCATCATGAGTTTTATTGCGCTCCATAAACTCAGAGAAGCCATTTATATCATTTAGATTATGATAGTGAATATTCTTTTTCTTAGGTAAAGAATAATTAGATAAATCTAAATTATAATAATAACAATGAAAATCTATGCTAGGTTGCCAGCTTGAGGCAAACTGCTCTATTAGTTTTGATCCATTAAGTTTTAATAATGTTTCATCAAAACATGTAACTACTTTATATTTCATAAGGTTTTATCTGTCCTGTTCCTGCAAGGTAAGTGTAATCATAATTCCACTCCGCTGCGTATTTACCATCAATTTCTCTTTTAGAGTTCCATTCTTTAAACCAAGGTCCACCTGTGGTAAAGTGTACATTCTTAGCTTCGATTTCTTCAGGTGAATGATTGTCTAACCAGTTCCATTCTTCATGTATAGAACCAATGTCAGCTTCTTTATCTGGCAACCAACCAAAAGCATGGAGCCACTGACCTGTCTGAGTATTAACAACCTTTGGTGTTAAATTTCTATTAAGAGGATGGCTACAATTCCATAAAATAAAACTAGACCAATTTTTTCTGCGGTAGTTTTGTTGAACTCTACCATCCATTTTAAAACCATCACCCGGTTCATAGTCATGTTTTACACAATATAAAGGATAATAGTCTAAATTGTATTCTTCAAATAAAGTATTAAAATCTATACGTGGATACATATCACAATCCATATACAATGCCCAACCTTCATACATGTTCATGGCTGGTACAAGAAAACGTGTAAAACTAAACTCACTAGAAAAAGGTTTTTTATCTATATCATCTATCTGTTGTCCATCAACAGTAGTACATGTTCTTGTATACATACCGTTAAGTTCTAAGATATCTTTTTTTATAGGCACTATGCGAATATTCTCTATTGAAGTTCGTTCTAATGTAAATCTTAAAACATCGTAGGCTACCTGTTCTTTAGGATCGTAGCCTATGTAAATTGTATTTGGTCCTTTTTTCATGTCTTCTCCAGAAAAGAGAGAGGTGGTTTTACCCACCCCTCCATAGTTCTATTGTATTTCTATTTGTTTAGGTTTCTCTTTTTCAGGAACTACAATGTTAATGTGTAATGTTAACAGCCCATCTTCAAAAGACACATCACTCACAATAGCATTTTGTAGTAGTGAGAACTTCTTTGTAAATGGTCTTTTAGCAATACCCTTATGTATATATTTTTTATCTACAGTAGCACCTACATCATCCACTTTTTTATTATTAGATATAGTAACATTATTTTTTTCTTGTATTACAGAAATGTCTTCTTTAGAAAGACCGGCAAGTGCTAGTGTAATCTCATAGGAAGTGTCAGAGTGTTTAACAATATCATAAGGTGGGTACTGATTTGTCTGCTCCTTCAGACCATATAGTAGACTATCAAATCCTATTGAGTTTTCTAAAAAGTTTTTTACCATTGATTCTGTATATGGAAACATAATTAACTCCTTTATTAAGCTTAGTTAATGTGATCTATTATTAGCATCACCCATATATTATACGCTATGATAGCCTATTTGTCAAGAACTTTTTTTATCGGGTACTATATCAGCTTCTTTATCCTCCCATCTTTTTTGACCGGGTACTGTATCAGCTATTTTATTTTTAGATAGTTTAAAGCTTAACTCATCAATAATAGCACTTGTAGTTTCTGAAAAAAGTCCCGGCACTATTGCATGTATTATTGAAAATATCATAGCAAAAAATAGATAAGGAATCATACTTAATGCAAACCAAAAGTGTTTCCAATAAGACATTTTTACTTCTTGTAAGTGTTCTTTAGTTTGCCCAAACATCTGACCAATCTCCTTGTAATGCACCTTTAGCGTAGTCTGTAGCTCTGTTCTCAAAGAAGTTTGTATGAGTAGGAGCATTAATCATAGTCTCAACCCAAGGTAGTGGGTTAGTTTTTACTTTGAATATACCTTTCATTCCCATAGATATAAGCCTACGATCTGCTATATACCGAATATATTCCTTAACTTCTGACGGACTAAGACCATCAATCGCACCCATCTTAAACGCAAGATCGACAAATTTATCTTCCAATTCAACCATCTTAGTTGCCGTCTTATAGATTTCTGACTTTGTTTTGTCATTCCAAACCTCTCTATTTTCTTCAACATAAGTTCTGAAAAGTTTGATCATACCTTCTGCATGTTGTGTTTCATCTACAATAGACCACGTAACTATTTGTCCCATGCCCTTCATCTTACCATGTCTGGGAAAGTTTAACAACATAATAAAAGAAGAGAACAACGCTAGTCCCTCTGTAAATGCAGAGATAGCTGCAATCTGCAAAGGTATGGGCATGTTATCTTTTGATACATGATACTTGAAGAACTCATGCTTGTCTCGCATAGCCTCGTATTCATTGAACTCATTGTATGTGCTTTCTGGCATACCAAGTGATTCAATCAAGTGAGAATACGCTGCTACATGAAGTGCTTCTCTAGCACAGAAACCAGTGAGCATCATGCGTACCTCTGGTTGTGGGAAATATGGTAGATAATTTTCTACATAACCACCAGAGACATCTATGTCTGACTGCGTAAAAAATCTAAATATATTAGTGAGAAAGTATTTCTCTTCTGTGCTTAGTTTATTTTTCCAATCTTTAACATCTTCAAGCATTGGAACTTCTGTGTGTAACCAATGCGATTGCTCATGCTTGAGCCATGCATCATAAGCCCAAGGATAGTGAAAAGGTTTAAAGTATTCTCGTTCATCTTGAAGTTTTAATTTATTCATGTTCGCCCCCATGTGCTCTTCCTAAACCACCTGTAAATATCTCAGGTTTATCTTTTGCTAATTTAAAAGTTATAGCAGTTACAAATAGACCTGCTATCAACAGTATGTGTGCTATTGCAGATATACCAAATACAACAAAAGATCCAACATAAATACTAAATATAATACACCACATCCATGCTAAGACTTGCATTATCATATGCCTAACTGACATACTTGGTATACTACTTAGTGGGTTGTATCTATTGTCCATTATAGACATCCAACAACTTCCTATGTACTTAATCATGTATCAATACCTCTCTCTTCTTTCTCTATTTTTTCAAATTCTTTAGAGTCTTCTTTAGTTACACAAAGAAACTCACTTACTTCTGCACCCTCTATGTAACTATAAGTTTCCTTACCAAACAATACCAGATCGCTAATGTTTTCTGTAATGTAGTCAAAACACTCTATCTGAGTTTCAAACACTAATTCTTTATCGTGTTTGTGACTAACAATAAATGTATTACCACCTAGATAATCTTCAAAGTTTGGAAAGAACATTACAATAATTATTATAAATTTAGCCATAACTATTTACCGTGATTAGGGTGAAAATTATAATTTATATTTGCTAGATGTCTAGCTTCTACTGCTTCTTTTAAAGTATCGTAACGTCCTAAATGGATATATTTATAATCAATCACAATATGTGCTCTGTATTTTTTCCTTTTAGTATCCCAACAGACTCCAGTATGTCCAGTTGTACTATTTTTTCCAAGTTTCATATTTTTTTGATTTTCAGAACGAGATACTTCTCTAAGATTTATTATTCTATTATCAGTTGGATCGTGATTAATATGATCTATTTCATCTTTAGGCCAATAACCATAATAGTGTAGCCAAATTAAACGATGTGATAGATAATGTTTTTTAAAAATTACACCTGTTTTGTTTTTAATCCTGCCATTTTTTTCACGAACGATAGAAGCAAATGTTTTCTTACCAGAATATCTACTGTTCCATTTACGTGCATCAACTTCATTTTTAAAATATTTTAGAGGTCTTTCTTTCCAAAAAAGATCTCCAGTATTAGGATTATAGTGTAATAATTCTCTAACTATTTCAGCAGTAAGTTCCATAGTAATCTCCTTATCCTTCACAAGCAAGGCACTCATCCCCAGATGCCAATGCTTCCATATCTAACTCATTAATAATCTGTCTCTCAATCTTACGACTAACTTTGTCAGCCTTACCAATCTTTTCTGAACGACAATAGTACATAGTCTTCAGTCCTTTCCTCCATGCCATGTAGTGTATAGCATGTAAGTACTTAATCTCAGCATCAGGTCTAAAGAATACATTAAGAGATTGTGATTGGTCAATGTATTGTTGTCTATCTGATGCGTGTTCTATAACCCATCGTTGATCTATTTCCATAGCTGTTTTAAATATCTCTTTCTCTTCAGGTGACAGGCATCTAAGATGCTGCACAGAACCATCATTGGCTATGATACTAGACCAGATTCGATCATAGTTTAGCTTAGTATCTTCTTCACATTTAGTCTTAATAAGACTATCTAAAAACTTGTTTTTATTTAAGAAAGATCCACTAAGAGTATCTTGTCTATAAGCATTAGCTCTCCAAGGTTCTATTGATGGAGAAGTATTACCCATGATAATAGAGCTAGAAGCATTAGGTGCAATAGCCATAACATGACTACACCTTAGTCCTGTACCTATAGCATCAGGAGCCTCACCTCGAACTAAAGCTAAACTTCTATTAGCTTGATCCAAACCTTCTCTAATATGTTTAAACATTCTAATGTTGTGAGACTTAGCTAACGCACAATCAAATGGGACACCTTTGCTCTGTAGATATGCGTGAAATCCAAGTGCTCCCACCCCGACACTGCGCTCTTGTTTCGCACTATAACGAGCACGACGAATAGTATCAGGAGCGTTGAGAATAAAATTTTCCAAAACATTATCTAGCATCTCCAGAGTATCTGGTAAAAACATTTTATCTTTTGACCACTCATCAAAGTATTCTAAATTAACAGATGACAAACAACATACAGCAGTTCTATCTTCTGATGTAGGAAGAATAATCTCTGAGCAAAGATTAGACTGATTTATTTTTAATCCTTTTTGTTTTAACCATGATGGCATATCAGCATTAGACTTATCTATAAAATGTAAATAAGGCTCACCTGTTTGCATACGCATCTCAAGTATACGCTGCCACAGTTCTTTAGCTGAAACAACATCACGTATTTCTTTACTATGTGGATCAACTAGATCCCATGAATCATCAGCAAATGGATTAACCATGCAGTGTTCAAGAACACCCATAAACTCATCTGATATATTAATACCATGATGCATATTAAGACAACGAAAGTTTTGATCTCCAGTTGGTTTACGCATCTCAAGAAACATAAGTATGTCTGGATGTGATATATCTAGATAAGCAGCATAAGAACCTCTGCGAGTTCTACCTTGTCTGTATGCTAGGCTGGATGCGTCATACATCTTGAGGTGGGGCATAACTCCGGTGGACTTATCATCGGATGAACGTATGCCAAAACCAACGCCAACACCACCACCAAGCATAGAAAGCCAATTAGTCTCACTTAAATTCTCCACTAACCCCTGAGAGCTATCATCAATATAATTAAGATAGCAAGAAATAGGAAGCCCACGTTTAGATCGTCCATACGATAGTATAGGCGTTGAATACGAAAGCCAATGTTTTGAAGCGTACTCATACAATCTTTGAGCATGATCTTTATTAGAACCAAAACAGCTAGATACATAAGCAAACCTCTCCTGTGGTGAGATCTCATCGTCCATCATGTAAGCCTCTTTAAGACGAGTGATCCCTAACTCATCAAAAAGATTGTCTCTCTCAGGAGAGATTGTAATACCGTCTTTAATCATTTGCCCCTACTCATTGTAGTATAAATCTAAAATCATTTCTGCGTAGTGTATTACTTTTTCTATGTCTTTCCTACCCTCCCCTTTTGTACGATGTCTCGTTATATACTTAACAATATTACCCTCACAAAATGTTAAGTTATTTTTTTCTATATATTCTATAGGCTGTATCGCACAATCTTTGTAGTGATCTCCACCTATTTGTTTTTCTAGTGATGATTCTTCTTTCATTTTTCTCAGTATATATTCATCTCTTGATTCGTTTCTTTTAGACATGTTCCCCTCTATAAAAAAGAATGTAACTTTTTCCTCATCTCTGTATTATCTTTTGATGTAACAGCTTTAACAGCAAAAGTTCTTATTGTTTTAGGATCAACGCCAGCTAATTCACAAGTGTAAACAAAGTTCTCACATGTAACACCAATAGAGGCAAAGACCCATGCATGAGCTTGATCTCTCAGCAAAGATGTTTCTACTGTTTCATTATCATCTTTAGGTTTAGATAAGTCAAGCAGTGCTCTTAAAATAATTGCTAAGTTCAAACTTCGATCAGGATCTTTTCCTGTTAAATCATATAAAGATTCTTTTTGTTCTAATTCATCTTCCATCTGGAGGTTCTTGTACTGGCCTATAAAATTTACCTCCTACATAATTATTGTAGAAGGCTGGTTCATCTGTTCCCTCTAGGGTTGCTGTTAATACATGGTTTATTACTTGATAGTAACACTCATAGTATTTTAAACTTCTTTTATTTTTACATTCACAAATAATCTCAAATTTAAATGCACGTTTACCTAAGTTTTTTATATCTTCATTTAAGTATTTACTAGATCCTGTATATACTTTCCAATTAGACTCTACCTTTTTACCTTTTCGAGTTATGAAATATTGTTTACAACCTATGTAAGATTTTTTTGTTTTCTTGTTTGTTATTTTATAAACGAAACCAAAGTGTGTATTTGGATCTGGTTTCTTACGATACTTCCAATGCATATACTTCTTCTACATCTGGTTCTTTTTCTACGTGTGTTAAAAACCTGTTACCTTTTGAATATTTAAATACACGTAATCCTTTACCTTTATTAGAGTCAGACCAACATGTTTGCTTATGACTACAATAGACACAACCAACAGAAAGCTTACGATTACCAGACTTGCCATCAGGTATATCAGCATAACACTTATCAGGCAAACTATTTTTATTAACGACATCTTTAAGATGTTTGACTCTTGCTGTTGCATTGATCATATCCATCTGATGTATTTTAGATAAGCATATCTCTCCAGTAGATTTATTTATAGCAAGAAATGCTGCACTATCTATATCATTAGCTTGTGCGTAAGCAGATACTTGAGCAACGTAACCAAAAGGATCATCTTCTAATAAATTATTTCTTTTAAATTTATCAAAACCAAAACCACTAGCAGACTTGCAGTCAACAAGAACACCATCAATAACAGAGTCTTGATGACCAGCTACACCATCAATGTATACTTCTTTTTGTTGATCTTTAACTTCATGCCCTGCAATAGTGGAGAACAAAAGTAAAAGCTCTTCTAAAATATAACCATATAAAAACTTTATTCTAGTTGATGGTTTAAGTTGATGCTCTTCAATAGGTTTATTTATATCAAACCAAATCTGTCTGTCTGGTTTACCTATTGCAGATAATCTTAAACCTTTCCTATCTCTAGGAACGTCATATAAAAATTCTTTAATATGCACCTTCAGCATTTCACCAAAAGTATCTATGTGTTTATCTACTTCTTCTTCATCCATATCTATAGGATCAAGATTAAATAAATTATATATATCTTCTACAAGAGTATCAATAGTTTTCATTGTAAAATGGGGGAGCAGTGCAGAGAGGAAACACCACTCCCCCTCTCCTTAGTTAGAAGGGAACTGAGGCTGACTCTTGTACGTAACCACCGTCAACCGGGGCAAAGTCTTCCTTGCTATTTGCGTATTCAATAAAATCCACAACCTGAACAGCAGCAAGGTCAGCGGATACGCCAGACCTACCAGCATAGTCCCATTCATAAGGAATGGCTTTTACATTTACAAGACTGCCATTGGCAATCAACTTATCATCCCACATATTATTTTGTGAGTCCTTAACGATAGGAGCTTTACGCTCTGTGCCATCTTTACGCATGACTTTACGTTTGATGGTAACAAAGTCACCACGATCATCACCTTTGTTTGTTATCTTGAGATTAGCTCCCTCAATAACAGAACGGTTATTATCGTCTACCTCAATCTGTATTGACCATACTGGGTCAAACTTTGTATTGGGTTCAATGATTGAAGCGTAGTGACATTTTCCTGTAATGTAAATTGGATCATTCATGATCTTTATGTTCTCCATTTAAGTTGCACTGGACTATTCCAGCCTTGATTGTCTAGTAACTTATACACAATAGCATACCATAATTTAGTTGTCAAGTAATTTAATGTGTTTCTGACCAATTATTTCCAACTTTATAATCAGAGTCTAAGTTACATTTAAAATTAAATATTTTCTGTGTCTGGTACATTGCCTCCTTTGTTAGTTTACAGAATCTCTGAACATCTGGTTTTGCTACTTCAAATTGGTACTCATCATGAACAGATGCTACCAACTTTGCGTCAACTCCAGATCTTCTAACCTTTTCATTTATCTGAACAAGCCATTGCTTACAGACTATAGCACCAGCACCTTGTAGTAAAGTGTTTAATGCTGCATGTTCTGATCTAATGTGTAGTCTTCTGCCATCAAGACCTTTAATAGTTCCACTCTGAGCAGCCTCTGATACATTTGATCTTAGCACTTTCAAAGCTGGCATATTAGATAAAAACTTAGATATTAATCTTTGTCCTGTAGAAGAAGAACCACCAACAACTTTACCTATCTTAGCTGGTCCTGCACCATATAGAAAAGCATAGATAAAAGTCTTAGCTTGATCTCTAGTTTTTAATCCTGCTGCTCTTTGATTAGCAGTATGTACGTCACCAGTTAAAACCTCCTCTGTAAAATTAGTATCGTTCATATAATGTGCAAGACATCTAAGTTCAAGACCACTTGCATCAGTGCCTACAAGTTTATGTGTGTCGCTGTTTGACACTCCCCATAGTGCTCTACATTCTTTTCCATAAGGACTATAGACTGCTGGCACTTGGGCCATGTTGGGACTGTGGTGAGCCATACGGCCAGTGATAGTTTTAAGAGTAAGAACACTACCATGAACACGTAAGTCATTACTACATTCCTTTATCCAAGATTTTAAAAGACCAGTTCTCTTTTGTAGGAGAAAGTATCTGCTAAACATTTCTGCTTCTGGCATTTTAATTTTAGATAGTACAGCTTCATTAATTACAACATTACCTTTTTCTGTGTATACATCTGGCTCCCAACCACGTTTCATCAAGCGGTCTGCTATTTGTTGGCGAGATGCTATGTTAAATGGTATTTCTTTTGTCTTAGTTTTAAGCTCTACAATAGTAGGCTCAAACATATCTATTGATTGTTTTTCTAATTCATGTTGTTCATCTTCTAGTTTAGCTAAGAGTAACTGACCTTCTCTCATGTTAAATGCAAAGCCATTACGTTCTTGATTATCTATAATAACTCTAACATCTCTTTCTAATTCATAAGACTTTTTAGAAAACTTTGTGCCTTCTAACTCAAGACGTTGCGCTACTTTTCTGGTTAATGCTACGTCTTGTTTACAATAGTCTAGCATTTCAAGAGTGAAATGATTGAAGTCATCGTAATCAAACTTATGATAGTTTAATTCTTTACCCCATGCTTTTAAACTATGTCCTCCATCTCTGATGGGATTAAATAGTTGAGACTCCAATAAAGTATCACGTACTTGTGAAGAAGATATTTTAGATCCTGTTAATTTATTTAAGACAGGAGCGTCAAAGCTAAGACCATTGTGCATTATGAATGTATCTATTTTCTTTGACCAATCTCCAAATTCTTTACACTGATCTCCTACCCACTCACGCATCTCTCCTGTTTTATAATGTTGTGCTACTATGCAATGTATACGACTAGCATCTAAGCTGTCTGTTTCTATGTCTACTACGGCTGTAGTCATGGTATGTCTATAAGGTTCGCTCTTTCTACTGGTATATGAAAAAACTTTTCTCCCTTGGAGATATTTTTATTGTAAGCTTCTTTAACCTCACAATCAAGTAAAACATTTGCATCAATATGCCAAGCCTTTTCACAGTCGTCTCTAAACACCATGAAAGTAAAGAGAGCATTAGGATATTCTTTTTGCCACTTATCAAGTAGTCTCTTCTTTCTATGTGGTATACGTATCTCAGTCCAAGACTTAGGCCACTCTCCCTTCCATGCATACTTTACCTCTACCTCATAGAGATGATGTATCTCTGTTCTTGCTTTGCATATAATGTCAAAGTCTTTACGTTCTGTTGTATCAACAGTTGTATAGTTCATTGTGCTGATAAGTTTAAATGCTGCATCTTTTGCAGCCCGGTCAGCTTTTTCGTATAGGCTTTTGTTAAAAGCTTTTCTTACTTCACCCATTTTAATATCCCTTATAAATCATCCATTTGATCGTGTTTATATCTTCTACTTTCAACTAGATCATATTCTATAATTTCTAGAGCATCTCTGGGAAGATTGTATTCATTTAAAAATCTTGTTCTACATCTTTTAGCAGCACTTTTTCTTTCCCAAATAAGTCCCTGCATATTTTTATGTCTATAAAATTTATCTAATTTAGGACTATAAACTTTCCAAGCTTTACTCATTTTCATCATCCATCAGTGGGTTATCAATCTGTGACATTCTACCTGAGTCTTTATCATAATGCAAGTGGCAAGCTACACCAGTGTCACCAGTGTATCTGTTCTTTAGGATACGTATGGTAGTGGTGTTAGCCTCTACGTCATCGTCTGCTTGTTGGTTACGCTCTAGTGCAATCACTGCATCAGATAGGTGAGCAATAGAAGCAGAGCCACGTAGATGCGAGAGTGATACCTCACGCCCATCCTCATGACCACGATCACCTGACGGTCTACGTAGGTGACTGACAAGTAGTAAAGCTATGCCTGTTTCTTCTACGAGAGATCGTAGCTTAGTCATAAGAATATCTATAGACTTACGTTCATCACCATTGTCCTCTTGACCTGATACTAGAATAGATAAGTGATCTAAGAAGACCCACTTACACTCTAATGCTTTTGCCATGTATCTCACACGATCTAGTATCTCATCGTTCTCAATAGAACCGAAGTGATCGAAAGCAAAGAACCTACCAGACCCCACAGTTTTATTCTGCCATTCGTTTAACTGATCTCGTGTGTACTGCTCACGTATCTCTTTGATATACAGTCTAGCATTTGCTTCAACACTCATGATGTTAAACGCAGTGTTACGTGTATTTTCTTCAAGAGCTAATACACCAATATTATCTTCAGTGTTACACATAATGTGATGCATTAGCTCACGCATGATACTGGACTTACCCATGCCAGCACCAGAGGTGAACGTCACTAGCTCACCTGTACGCATACCGTAGGTCTTCTCGTTCATCTTAGACCAAGGATATAGGCATGTCTCATTTATCTTCTCATCGTAGAGAGAAGAACCAAGGTCAGCTAGATTAATTATACCTACTGGCGTGTATGTTCTGGAGTTCCACCACGTATTAACAAACCTCTCACGTTGTCCTGTCTTCAGATACTCATTAGCATCTTTTAGATCTAGACTCATGATCTTACATTTGTTTGGTTCAAATAGCTTGGCTACCTTTTGTTCTGCTTCTCTGCCCTGCTTGTCATTGTCAAAACATAAGACAATCTGATCAAACTTATTTAAGTAGTCCAAAGCTTGTTGACAGTTTTTCAAAGCAGATGCCGCACCATTCTTGATAGACACTACAGGCCACTTAGAACCTAGTAGCTCATAAGCAGACATAGCATCTAACTCACCCTCACACACAGTAATGTATTTACCACCCTGATTAAACTTGTTCTGTCCAAACAGAACTGCACCAGACATGTTACCTTCAGAGTAAAACTTTTTATCTTGTGTCTGTCTAAACTTGGTAGCTATGTGGTTGTTATCTTTGTCATAATATTTATATCGGTGGTCAGTGATCATAGAACCTTGCATTGAGACAGTAACATCATACTCTCTGCAAGTCTTCTCACTAATTTTTCTGTCAGCTATCGCTGCAAAATTAAAAGATTTATTTTTATTAAGTTGATACGAGTTCTGTTGTTGTATCATGTTGCCCTCTGATTTATAGTTTGGTGGAAAGTATGTCTCGCAACTGTAGCAAAAATGATGACCGTCATCATATTCTACGTTAGCATCACTTGAATCACATGTAAAGCAAGGCTTGCGGCTAATAGCACGAGAGTTATCTCTATCATACTCTTTTAATCCTGTATACATCTTTTACCCCTAGATATTTAAGTAGTCCTTCTCTATTTATTATCTCCTCCATTGCTTCTCTCTTTGTTTTAAAACTTAAAGATAATATTTTATTATTAATAAATAATTTCCACATAATTATTCAAACAAGTCATCACTTAATAGATAAGTTACTATATCTTCTTTGTCTTCCATAACTTCATCAACCTCTTTTTTAGCAAGACGTTTGGCATCTTTAAGGGAGTAACCCTCCTCCTCATACTGTCTAGTAAGATCTTTAAAGATATCGTTTCTCTCTCTGTCCCAAAGATTTTTAGCCATTTATTTCAACCCATTTGTTTCTACTATCTTTTTCATACTGAGAAAGTTTCTTACGCAACTCTGCAATTTCTTCATCTCTTTTTCTTATTATATCTTTTAGTTGTTTAATATGTTTATGTTCTATCATCTTAATAATATACTGTCAACATAAAAGATATGTGTACCTATTGCACCAAGATAAATAAATCTTGGATTTTTACTCCAATAAGGATCTACATAGTTAGCATGGTAGTGTGTAGCACCAAGTGTCATATCCACTTTAACACCTTGCATGGCAAGAGATGCCGCATCAATAGCTTCTTTGTAAGCTTTTATATTTTTTATTCTTTCTGGTTTTCCATCACACCAGTATGAAAAATGACATTTATTTCTTATTGGTTTACTATTTATATATTTACCTTGATGTACTACCTCACAGATTGTATCTGGATAATTATTATTTTTAACTCTCTCTAAAACTACATTAGCTACAGCTAACTGCGCTATAAAACTTTCTGATCTAGCCTCAAAGTAAACAGCCTCAGATAAACAAGCTAACTCATCTGCTTTAGATCTTGAAGACATAAGAGCTACCATTACCGTGGCTAAAACAAGAGTAATAATTAATTTATAATTAATATTCATTGTAACCTCTCTATGTTGACGTTGTTTAAAAATCTACCATTAACGTAACGGACACCTTCATCCATTAAAAATTCTACAGCTTCTTCATAGGTATCAAACACACATACAGACTCATCATGCTCAGATATGAGAACATCAAAGTCTGTAATGTGTTTTATTATATCAGTTTCATACTGAGTTATAATAAACTTAGTCATTCAGTGGCCTTCATCTAAGTAACAATTAAATGTATGAATAACCTCAGATAGTTTATCATTATCTGAAGTCACTACTTTACCATTTAAATGTAGCATAGATAGTATTTCTACTGCCTCTTCTACAGCTTCATGCATTGATAGTGTCATTGATATACTCCTCGTAGCCAGACCAAAACATACTTACTTGGTGCTCTATCCAACCATTTAAATCATCATAATCTATTGGATTTAATGAATAACCAAAAAGAGGATAATTTACATACTCATCAAGAGCAGTTAGAACTATTGGGTCAGAGTCCTTATCTCTGAGATAATTATCTATTTGTTTTCTGTTTTTAAATGTAGGAATCTTCATCATGAACCTCTATTATATCACAAAAAAGTGGAAAGTAAAAACTTAAATTAATAAGCCTTTACTTTCCGTAGTTTACCACACTAAGCAGCTTCAGCAACAAACTCTTTCCAAGTGTCAGAGCGTAACCAATTAGTTACTTTCTCTTGACGTTTGTAAAGTGTACCCTGATCTCCACTACGAGTCAAGTTGAATGGACCATAACCATGTGAGGAGTAATGTGTCATGGCCGACATTGCGGCGAAAGCATTGTCACCACGAGTAAACCTCTCAATACTGTATTGTCTAAATAACTTGTCTGCAAGTGTACCAGACCTTCCAACATCTTTAGTTTTAGTAAGAGTATTAAATAGATTGAATACTTGCAAACCGTTTACTTTCTTATCTGCTAGTCTCTGATAACCATCAACAATTTCTTTGTGGTTGTCCATAGTAATAGCAAACGCTTCGATAAAACCATCACTGTTGAAGTTACGAGTGTGCCTCTTACGAGTTACATCATACTTACCTGTCACTGTACCATTTGTACAGAAGAAGTCTATCAGACCAGACCACATGACTACTGATCCCTTACCATCAAAACTATTCTTCATGACAAATCGTAGACCAAACTCAGTCTTGTGTCCTACATCAGTCTGTATTCCATACTTTACTTTTGGAAAGATGTATTCAGAGTAACACACTCTACCATTTTTAAGGACGGTATCTTTAATATGAACATCTTGGAGCACAAGAGGATCAAAGAAATTTATCATCTGCTTTTGTAGTGGTTCAAGTATTTCTGCATTTTCTACTACACGATAGTCTTTGTTTACTACTGAGATATATTCTTCCATACCGTCTTTGTTTCTACGAGTTAGCATTTTAACATCAGGTGCATCTATCTTTCCACCTATGCCTCGCACACTCTGCTTGTACACTGGGAACATTATGTCTCTTGTTTCAAGTAACTGTTGCATTTTTTTATCCTCTCAATGCTGTTTGTAAACGCTCTTTTGATAAGTTTAATTCATCTTGTTCAGTTTTTCTATCTTGAAGTTCATTTAAAGCTAATGATTTAGTATAGCCATATGATCTTCTAGGTGGGTAATAATAATTACGATTACTTTTTTCACATTTTCCTTTCCTAAATTTAATACTAAGTGCGGAACATCTAGTAAACCTACCAAGTGCCTCTGACCTAAACCTTTTATTTATTATCTTAGCTACTTGTGTAGATGTCAACCCCTCTTCAAATAGAGTAATAACATTATCTATTAAATACTCAGAATAGTTTCTTCCTCTATGCATTTCTTTTCCCCTATTATAAAACTTACCTCAACATATTTTGATTTATTATCTCTTGTATTCTTTCTTCAAGAGTACTGATTGTTGTGTATATATATCCTTGACCTCCTATGCTGGGATTAATTTTACTTTTTAAAATCTCTATCTCATTCTGTAAGATTTTAACATGATTATACATAGCTGTATCTAATTGCATTATATCACCTTTACTTCTTCTTCTGGGATATAATCATGGAATGATTTATCAGTATCGTCAGAAAATATTTTTAAGTCTGTTGTATAACTATTACCATCGTAGTCTGTAGACGTTAATGATACTGTAAAACATCTAAAATTATCATGATGGCTCTCTACAACTTTGATATTTGTTAGATTGTGTACTTGTAGTTCTGACATTCTCATTTTAAATCTCCTCTGTTTCATCTGCGATTATATCAACTGCATCTGGATAGTCAAGTCTAAGATCACGCTCACAGTCAAAGCTTTCTACCACTTCTACATAGCCTTCACTGCAATACCCACACTTATAGATAGGAGAAGATGGATTTAGACTTAGTTGATATTCTCCCTCACCACTACACTCAGTGCATCTAATTAAGAAATCATATACTGGCATTGTTCAACGTGCCTCAAAATTTTGGTGTGAATAACGCTTTGTTTTTCCCGTGTTGGATGCTTTAGTTATACGAAATCTAAATCTTTTTTCTATTCTTTTTTTACCTTTATATCTCTGTAATTTTTCTTGAAACCTTGCTTCGCTTCTGTTCATTCTGACATCTCCATGTATTTTTTCTTTTGATTGGTTCTGCATTTAAAAATTCGTTCAATAACTATGTTATGCGTTGGCGTGTATTCAGTTTCTCCAACGTGTACAATTTGTTTCTTGAACTCATTTTCAGGATCTTCTTCTTCCAACATTTGTGCTGCCATTAACTTATACTTAGCATCTATTTTAGAACGAGCTTCTACTTCAAATATAACTGAAACAAGATGTTCCTTATAAATTTTATACATTGGCATATCTACTCTCCTTTTTCATTCTCTTCTTTTATTAATAGAATTTCTGCTTCTACATCAGCGGCATAAACAGGCATACCATTTTGTATAAGCTTTGTCCGTATCTCACGTAGTCTTTCTTCTCTTGATATCTCTTCTCGCCAGTCTCTACTCATTTCAAAGTCTCCTCTACAATTTTTAATTCTACTCCTGCTTCTGTCTCTATCCACACTTTAGCTCCACAAGATAGCGGCTTGTCTGGACTATATACTATTTTACATGGCCCATCAATAGCAACTTCGTGAGCATAGTCGTTAGACTTATATGTCTTACAAGTAATTACAGGCTTACGCTCTCCGGTTTTGGCGTTACGTTTAATGATATGCTGATTAATGTGGATTATTTTTTTCATTTGTTTATCCTTCTTTATTACTTACTTATTACTTGCTGATTACTTATACAATTAGATCGACGTGCATTTGGCTGACTTGATCGGCACTGGTAAAGTGTTTTGGATACTTTGCGGCAATAAACTCGCACCAATTATCCCATAAGAACTCACTACCACCTAGCTTCTCACAAGTTTCTATATACAATCTCGCTTTTGCGAGTGCAGTGTTTCTGGTTGTGGTTTTAGAAAACTTAAATGCGCTATCACTAAACCCAAACATTCTCAGATTGTGAGTATCAAGACAGCCTACCTTGCCTATACATAACTGCAATACAAATCCAGCCTTGACGATACCAATGCCGGGTATACTTGATACTGATAATATTTTTTCTGCTAGTGATAGATCAGGGTCAAATATATCTTTGTGCAGTTGTTTGTAGTTTGCATGTATATATTCAAAAGCATCTCTTTTTATTTTTTGTTTTAGAGAAGAC